AACGATGGATAAGCAAATGAACCTTCTTGATATTGATGTCAAAGAAGCAGCCCTTGGATTCGGTGATGATGAGTGGGAGCCACCGTCATCCTTTCCTGATCTTACAGGCTATGATCGTATCGCCATCGACTTGGAAACAAGAGACCCGAATCTGATGAAGTTGGGGCCGGGGTGGTGCAGGAATGATGGCTATGTCATAGGCTACGCTGTGGCTGCTGGTGATTTCGTTGGCTACTATCCTGTGCGTCACGAGGACGGCAACCTGCCGGAGAAGCTGGTGGTTAACTGGCTGAAGAAACAGATGGCGACACCCAAGATCGAGAAGGTTATGCACAATGCCATGTACGATCTGGGATGGATGCGCTGGGCAGGGATCGAGGTCCAAGGTCCGATAATCGATACCATGATAGCCGCGCCACTGCTTAACGAAAACCGTAGGTACTACAATCTAAACTCTCTGACCGGAGAGTATCTTGGGGAGTACAAGAACGAGAAGATGCTCAAGGCTGCGGCTGCGATGTATGGTGTAGATCCTAAGAGCGATATGTGGAGATTGCCCTCGAAGTTTGTGGGCAGCTACGCCGAACAGGATGCTGCGGTGACGCTACGTCTTTGGGACAGGCTGCGTGTGGACATCAAGCAGGATGAAGTCACAAGTATCTTTCAGTTGGAGTCCAGTTTGTTACCTGTTCTTCTTGAGATGAAAACCAAAGGTGTGCGTGTTGACACTGATGGGGCAGAGCAGATCCAGATCGAACTTAGCAAGCGCGAGAAAGAACTATTAAAAGAGATAAGGTCCGATACCGGGGTGTCTATCGAGCCGTGGTCTGCTGCATCGGTGGCAAAGGCGTTCGATGCCCTTGGGCTTAAATACCATAGGACAGAAAACTCTAATGCTCCGTCCTTTACAAAGCAGTTTCTTAGCAATCATACTCATCCCATAGCACAGAAGATTGTGAAATTGCGTGAATTTAACAAGGCAAACACTACCTTTGTTGAGACAATACTTGAACATTCGTGTAATGGTCGCATCCATTGTGATTTTAATCCTCTTCGTTCTGATGAAGGGGGGACAGTTACAGGACGATTTTCGTCGAGCAACCCAAATTTACAGCAGATCCCGGCGAGAGATCCAGAGATAAAGTCCATGATCCGTGGGTTGTTTATCCCTGAAGAGGGTACAAAGTGGGGCAGCTTTGACTATGCCTCACAAGAACCACGCTGGCTGGCGCACTATTGTGCTCAACTGAACGGCGTACACAGGCACCCTCAGATAGATAGTGTAATTGATATGTATCAGCAGGGCAACGCTGACTTCCACCAGATGGTGGCAGACCTTGCTGACATAACCCGTAAGGAAGCCAAGACTGTAAACCTTGGTATTATGTACGGTATGGGCCGCAAGAAGCTGGCTGGTGTTATGGACATCGATGAGATGGAAGCCAAGTCTCTGCTCGAGAAGTACCATGAGAGGGTGCCATTTGTGAAAGGTATTGCAGATCTGGCAGCATCAACCGCTAGTAAGTCCGGGTCAATACGGACATGGCTGGGGCGTAAGTGCAGGTTTGATATGTGGGAGCCTAAGTCTTTCGGGTACAACAAGGCCATGAAGATCGAGGATGCAATCAAAGAGTATGGTGGCAAGGGTATGATACGTCGTGCCTTTACATACAAGGCTTTGAACAAACTCATCCAAGGTTCGAGTGCCGACCAGACAAAGAAAGCGATGGTAGATTGCCATGCCGAGGGTCTAACACCTATGCTTACAGTTCATGACGAGTTGTGTTTTAGCATCAGCAGCCAAGAACAATCGGACAGAATTGTTGAAATCATGTCCACTTGTGTGCCAAATTTAAAGGTGCCCTTCGAGGTTGACGCAGAACTTGGTGATAACTGGGGAGAAGTAGGATGAATTGTTGGCACTGTCAGACAGAATTAATTTGGGGTGGTGACCATGATCTTGAGGAAGATAGTGACTCTTTTTCTATGGTTACTAATTTAAGTTGTCCCGAGTGTGGGGCATTCGTGGAAGTGTATCTTCCAAAACAAGAGGAGCAAGAAGATGTGGACTAAGTTTTTAAAACTGTTCTTTCCCTGTCTCGTTAAAGAGCCAAAGAGAGCCAGATATATGGACGGACGTTTGAAGGGGGACGATAAGAAAACTCCGACCATCAACGAAGCGTGGGAAGGTGGCAAAGCACCCGCTAAAAAGAGAGGCCGTCCGCCGAAAGCCAAGAAGCGCGGAAGACCCCCGAAGAAAAAATGAGTAATTTTCCTGACGCAAAGCTGTCAGTAAGCCAGTCAGTCCAGTCCGTGACTCAGTTGTTTTTGAGGCACGAGTCTGGGTTGCTGGACGAAGCTATTAGCAAGCTGCACGAAGTAGAAAGCCTAATTCAAAAGGCAGAAAGGGAGGTTAGAGATGATGTTTGAAGCGTTAATACTTTTGTGTATGTCAAAGGGACTAGATGACTGCTCTGTCATAGAAGACATTCGAGGTCCTTACACAACACTCGAGAAGTGCATGGGCAGAACAGCGGAGATGACCGCTGACATATTAAAGTTCGACAAGAACCAATTCGTCATGGGTGCAAGATGTGAGCCTGTTGAGACTTCAAAACCTCGATTCTCAGCGACCTGAAGGTATACTGGTACGTCTACTGTTCACGAGGTCCACGAGAATCGATGTTTTTATTCAATGATTTCAGTCTTTTGCTAGGTCACGGATACGCTTGACCAAACGCTTGGCCCGGTTCGGGACCTGATCATGCCACCGAGAATCGACCATTTCGTCTGCCATTTTGTTCCAGTCCCGGGCATCGCATCCAGCTTTCATGCCTTTGAACTTAGACAGCCGTGGTCTGCCCATATTAAACATCATATTGCAAATTACTAATTGTGCTTCTTCGGGCAGATCATCGAAGTCATCGTACAATACTTTGCATTCATCTATTGTAACAGCTACGTCTAGAAGAAATGCTTTACGCACTCTCTCTTCAGATACCTCCGTACCAATCGGCTCACCAAACTCGGGGTCGGCCTCGGTAATGAGGTGACCAATTCCCAGCGTGGGCAAATTTAAATGATCTAAATATACTGAATACTTACAGCCCTCGTCGTCTGCAAGCTCCATTCTTAGCTGATCTTTATTCATTATACCGTCCTTGAAATCTGTGCATTTTTAATAGCATTAATCGGGTTACCACCACCAACAAGCTGTTGATTAAGCTGCTGGTTGTTAGCAATAGAAACTGGTGCGGAGGTTGACAAGGGGCTACCAACCCCCGCTTGCGCCGCCACGGGAGGAGCCGGGGCTGCGGCAACTGGTTGTTGTACTGGTTGTGCTTGTGACAAAGGTCCGAGGTCCAAGGTGGGAGTTTCTTCAACCTGTGGTTCTTGAACCGGCTCACCTAATCTACGTTGACGAAATTCATTTTTCACTTCATTAATTTCTGCAAGTGGAAGGATGTTTCCATACCCACGAACTCTTCTTTTTATTTCAGAGCTAGGACTAAATGGTTTGTATCTACCTTGCATTAGGGCACCTACATCAGCCACTTTATTTTTAATAAGTGCTCGTCTAATTTCTGCGTCACCCATGCCGGATTTACGCATATTCTGGATAGTTCGATACATCTCATTCGTGACACGAAATCTGGCTTCATTAGCTTCTCGATATGTTTCTACAGCATTGGCTGGATCCAACACCCCTCTTGTAGATACCGCTGAGTTAAATATTTGTGAGGCACTTTGTAGTGCTCTGCCGTACTCAAATCCACGATACATTAATACGTTGTCTGGTTTTACTTCCGTCTCGGTAATTCCACTAAGTGTGCGGAATATTTCTTGAGCCATCTTGCGTTCGTTACCTGCGGGATCCACAGTATTTTCTGCAAAGGCTCTAGACAATCTGCCTAGTTCAATGCCGGGTGCCTGTGTTTCTTTCTTCTGAGCTTTAATATCACCAAGAAGTTTTGCTCCTCCCGGAACAAACGCACTACTGATGTGTGCCATACTCTTAAATACTTTATCACCGGGTGTGTCTACGTCATCACGATAAACTTTAGCACCAGTCTGCGTCCTGCCTCCTCTGATAGTTGTGTCGAGAAGACGTTCTGTAAGAATTGATTCCCCTGCAAACGGCTCAAACATCTCAGCTACTGCACCCATGACAGCATCCGTTGCTATCTTACCCGTGTCTGAACCCATGTCTTCACCTTTGCTCACGGCATTAAGAATTGCACGGGCTGGCTTAGATAGGTAACCGTAAGGATTTGTGTAGCTGTAGTTTGTATAACCTGTAATTATATTTTTTCCGTCTGGTCCTACTTTTGTACTAGTGGGTAGAAGTACTGCATTCTGCTCCCACGGCGCACCGTTTTCGCGTATAGCATCAATTTGTTCTTGCGTAGTGCCTGTAAGATCAAGTGCCATCTTTTGCATAGCGGTAGGCATAACCATTGTTGTGGTTGTAAAGCCCATGAGACGACGTAGCCCAATCTGTTGAATCTTACGGTCTCCGCTGGCAAGTTCATCAAGAGCTTGTTTAAAGGTATTGGCACTGGTGCGTAAGATCTCTGCCGGGAATGCAATGAAATTGCCGACAGGAAGTTTACGAATACCTTTGATAAACTCAGGTACACGCTCATAGTTTGGAACAGTGTTCTTTACAATGTTAGCAGCATGTTGATCAAGAGCGGCTGCTGCTGCTCTACTAGATGGAATACCATCCGCTGCTGATTTCTGCATTAAACTTACGAAAGCCTCGTCACCCAGAACTGCTCGAGCAGCTACGTTAGCATTACCACCAAAGGCAGACAAAAGTTTATTGCGTTCAAACTCAAAGTTGTAAACCTTCCAAACATCGTCACCGCCTTGATACAGATCACGCATACGTTTGTTGACGCTGGTTAAAAACATCCCCGGCTTACCACGTTTAAACTTTTGACTAAACTTGCCACTAGTTGGAATGCCAAGAGAATCATCAGTCGCACCCTTTGTTACGCCGTAACCCATAGAAATTAGATTATCAATTTCTCGAAGCTGAGACTGTGTGCCCACGACACCCATGCGTTGTAAATTTTTGTAGTAACTGGCTTTATCCGGGCGCTTTACAATATCTTTCCAAACAGTTCCAATCGAATCAAACAGGTTAGCACCAGCACCCACGTTTCCCTGCGCTAAAGCAAACAAGCTGGATGATGTAAAGTTTCTAATCTGTGTAACAGGAGACAGAACAGTTGCACCATACTGTGTAATGCCTTTGCCTTTTAAAAAAGCTGAATATGAT